CAGCCGGTCTCTCCCGTGACTGTCTTCAGCACCGTCCAGGTGCTGGCGTCGTCGGAACCCTCGATCGTGAAGTCCTTCGGGGCGCGGTTGCCCTCACCGCTGCGGGTCGTCCAGACCAGCTCGTCTATCTCGGTCGCCTCGGCGAAGGACATCATCACCCAGCCGCTGGTCGAGGCGGCCGAGGTCCAGCCCGTCGAGGTGCTGCCGTCGACCATCCGCCACGGCGCCTCGGTGGAATTGAACTGCGAATGGGCGGCCGAGACGGCCTTGCGGGCATCAGATGTCAGCACCGAGCCGTCCGCGAGCACGAAGCGCATCGCCAGCACTCCGACGTTGTTGGTGCTGTTGGAGGCGGAGATGTTGATGCGCCAGTACTTGTGCGCCGTCGTCGTGCCGGTCGAGAACACCCGGGTCTCGTTCGCCGCCCAGCCGGTCTGGCCGCTCACCGTCGCCGCTACCGTCCAGGTGGTGTCGTCGTCGGAATGCTCGATCGTGAAATCCTTCGGCGCGATGCCGGGGAAATCATCGAGCGCCGTCAGCGCCACCTTGCGCACGTCGATCGTGCCGGCATCGGCCCATTTGAGCCAGCCGGTGACCGTGCCATTGGGCGTCGCCCATCCGGTGCCGTCACCGCCGAGCGCCTGGAACGCCTCGCTCGCCGGGAATGAGCCCTGCTGAGATGAAGCCGACGGCGTGCCGCTGTTCGCCGTGCCCCGCGTCTTGTTCGCACCGCTGCGCTTCCAGGCCACCTCGGCCGCCGAGATGTAACTGCCGCCATCATTGGCGGTGATGTTGACGCGGTAGTGGACATAGGGTGTGCGGCCGCCCGCTGTCCCGCCGGCACCCAGCCCGCCGAAGATCGGCGCCACGCTCATTGCAGCGCCACCACATGCAGGTGCGAGGCGGCGCCGACCTTGTTGAGATAGAGCAGGAACGCGTCGCCGTTGACCGTGGTCAGCGCGTCGCCGGTGGTGATCGTGAAGCCGGTGGTGGTGATCGCGCCGGCCGAGGCGTTGTTGGTCACGTGCAGCGCGATCGAGGTCGAGTTGGCCGGCGGGTCGAGCGTGAACGCGCCGCCGTTGACGAGCTTCTGCATCGCCCCGTTCGCCTCGCTCGGCGTCACCGTGCCCGAGCTGATCGTGCCCAGGTCGTAGACGGTGTGGCTGTAGCCGACGCTCAACGTCGCGGTCGTGTCGGTCTTCACCACGTTCGCGGAGGAGCCGAGCAGCACTTCGGTCCATGCCGCCGGCGAAGCGGTCCCGTCATAGCGCCACAGGCGCAGCCCGCCGCCGCCGTCGTCGACGAACAGGCTCAGGCGGTCGACCACCGTCACCTCGATCCAGGCGCCGTTCTGATAGACGGCGAGGTTGTCCTGCGAGAAGCTCGACCAGGCGCCGGTCGGGCTCGCGCCGACGATGTGCACCTCGCCCTCCTCGGGGCTCGCGGGCGGGGTCGAGGTGCCCTTCGCCTTGGCCGCCACCTCGAGCAGGAAACCCACCGCCGCGAACTCGTTGACCGTGATGTGCGGCTGGTCCTGCCCGGCCGCCCATTCGCTCAGGCCGAGCCGCGTCATGATGCTGGTCATAGCGTCGCCTCCGCTGCCACGCCGCGTCCGACTGTGGCGCTGATCTGGTATACCTTGACCCTGATCGACGACTGCGCCGACCCGAAGTCGCTGGTCTGCTCGGCCGCCGTGTAGGTCGCGCTGGGGCTGGTCAGCCCGGTGATGGTGCGCACCACCGCGCCCGAGCCGTCGAGCACGTCGAGCTCGTAGCTCTCGCTCTCCTCGCCCAGCGGGCAGGCGGTGTTGTTTACGTCGCCGACGATGCGGCTGCGGCGCACCCAGGTGACGGTCAGATCACCGCTGCCGTTGCGGCTGCCCCTGAGCCGCACCGGGCTCCACGGCCGCAGCGAGCGGGCGCGGTTGGTGAACCCCCGGCGCGTCGTCCAGTCCTGCGCCACCAGGCCCACCGAGCCCGCGACATAGTGGTACTGGGTGCCGATGCTCGACCCGCCGAGGCGCAGCACCGACTTGGCGTCGGCCCAGATCACCCGGTCGCCGCTGGCATGGCTGCCGGTCAGATGCTCGGTGCCGCGCCGGCCCCTGAGCAGCGTCGACAGCGTCCAGGTGCCGTCGGCGTTCTCGACCGCGCTCGCGAACTGCACCAGCTCCCACTCGCCGGTGGTGCCGCAGGCCACCCAGACCGGGTTGGCGCCGGCCAGCACCTGCGCCTCGGTGGCGCTCGCCGGCGTGCCCGAGATCATGCGCACGGTGAGGCTGTTGGCGCGGTCCCAGAAATTCGCACTCGACACGTCGCCCAGCTTCGCCGTCGCCTGCCCCACCGTCACCGCATCGGTCAGCGCCGCCCATTCGTCGTCGAAGGTGGTACCGTCCGCCGAGCGCCAGATGATGCCGCCGCTCCATTTCCACGTCGCGCGGCGCGGCCAGACGGCGACATGGAACGCGCTGCCGTCATCCTCGTCACGCCACAGATGGCTGTCGACGAGCGCGAAATCTGTGGGGCTGATCTCGTCCAGCACCGGCGCCGGGCGGGTGGTGTCGAGCGGCGTCCCGGCCGTCGCCAGCAGAGGCGCGGCGAGGTGCCCGCGCATCCTCAACACCCTGTCGCCGGCGATCTCGCGCACCCGCATCTGGTGACTGCCGCCGTCGCCGCTGACGGTGACGATGGCGCCGGTCTCGATGTCGGCGCGGGTGTAGGGCGTGGCGAGCTCCATCTCCACCCGCTCGGCCGAGGCCGCCGCGAGCAGCCGCTGCGCCGCGCCCCACGCCTCGTCGTCGTCCATCACCAGCGAGGTCGAGATGCGCGCCACCTCGCCCGAAGGCACCACCTCGACGGGAAATTCGTCGGCCTGTTCGGCCGGCTCATGCTGGGCCGGGCGCGAGCGGTAGACGATCTCCACCCGGCGTGGACTGTCCGAGGCGACGGTGCGGCGCGTCAGCGCCGGGCCGCCATCGGCGCCCAGATCGTCATCGCCGAGGCTCGCGCTCGCCGCCGTCGCCCGCGGCCGCACGGTCAGCTTGCCGTCGAGCAGCGCCGCCTCGTGATCGGTCAGCGCCAGCAGATCCTCCCACAGCCCGCGCGCGGTCAGCCGCGCCGATTTCTGCGGCGCGCCCCAGATCTGCCTGGTGACGGCCGAGAGATCGACTTCAGAATCGGCCACGCCGGCGCGCCGCGCGGCATCGCGGAGCACGTCCGCCAGCGCCACCCGCTGCCCTCCGAAGCGGCTGCCGAACAGGACCAGGGCACGATCGTTGCTGCCCACCGGCACGTCACTGGCCGCCCAGCTGTCACCGCGCAGCCGGAACACCGGATCCCACGTCGCCACATTTGGCAGCGTGCCCCAGCTGTAACCCCAGTTGGCCAGCGGAATGCGCGCGACGATCTGCCCGCTCGCCGTGTCGATGGCGCGCAGCGCCTCCGTCGTGTCCCCGTCCGGGTCATCAGCCGAGACGAACCAGACACGCCCGTCGACATGGCCAGTGATTCCGCGCCAGCCGCCCAGCCTCGCATTGGTGAAGGTCAGCTCGCGGATCTTGAGCAGATTAGCGTCATAAATGCCGACGCCGGAGGTCCCTACCAGTACCAGTGTGCCTGCGTCGCGGTCCACCCAGACCGCGGTCGGATCCCCGAGCGCGCCATCCAGCGTCACCGAGAGATCGGGCGTGTAGGCGTCAGCGTCATAGTTCTGCGAGCCCACCGGCGGCGCGCCGATCGGCGCCCGCTTGAGGCCATGAGTACCGCTGCTGTCCTTGTAGTAGAGATAGGCGTAAGTGCCGCTGGCATCGACGTCCATCTGCCCGGTGCCGTTATAGATGCCGACGCCCCAGTCGATCGCCCCGGGCGCATCGACGGCGCCGCGCGAGGCGATGCTGACCGCCCCGAAGAAGCCCCATCCGCCCCGCGTCAGGCGGTGATAGAGATAGGGCCGCACCCCCGTCACCGGGTCCACCGGCAGCCAGTCGACCTCGCGCACCGCATGGCTCTGCACGGTCGATACCTCGGTGCCGGCCGTCGTCAGCCCGTACTTGTTGCTGGTCAGGTTGGCCTTGGTCGCCAGAGTGGCGATCCATTGCCCGCTTTCGGCGTCGACCACCGGTGCGCCGCCGAACGACACGCTGCCGTTCCAGGTCTCGGTGATGACGTAGAAACTGCCATCAGGCGCGGGTGCGGGCGGCGTGTAGTCGTTGAACCACTGATATCCGCTCGCCTCGCTGATTTCCGACGGCACGCCACCCTGGGGCACCGAGCTCTCGGTCCACACGTTCGGCGCGCCGCTGATATCGTCCACGCGTTCCAGCCGCCCGCTCACCATGTCGTAGATCTCGACCGCCAGTTTGCGCGCCTTGGTGACGAACAGCCGCCCACGGGCGGGGTCGAAGGACACGCTGTCGCGGCCGTTCGTGTAGTCGGGCAGGAACAGCGTCGGCCAGGTCGCCGGCGCCGCCGTCACCTCCACCAGCACCGGCGGGATGCGATTGCCCCACCGCTCGAGCGGCACGTCCTCGAACACCAGATAGCTCATCCCCCGCCAGGCCGGGGCGTTGGTGTCCTCGGCCTCGATGCGCGGGTCGGCGTCCTGCGAGGCGCTGCCGGTGTAGACGCGCACCGTCAGCCCCTCGATCGGACCCGTCAACGGCAGCGCCGTGCCGGCCGAGATGGCCGCGCTCAGCGCCTCCGAGGTGGCGTCGTAGACCAGCTCGTCGCCGAACCAGATGCGGCGCACGCCGGTGATCGGGTTGTCGCAGATCAGCACCGCGAAGGTCGCGTAGTATTCATAGGTGATGTAGGTCGGCCCGCCCTTGCCGCCGGCCGAGGACTTCTTGCGCTTCTCCTTCAGCGCGCCGCCTTCCACCCAGATCAGGTCGGCATTTATCACCCCCTCGCCATAGGCGATGGCGATCGGGCTGCCATAGGTGCCCGGGGCCACCATCGTGTCCTCGAGCCGCGGCCCCTTCTGCGGCGGACCCGGGAACAGCACCGCGCCCAGCACTCCGCCGGCCAGCGCGCCGAGCTGGGGCACGCCGAACACCGCGCCGACCAGCGCGCCGCCGATGGTCAGCGCCGCCCGCGCCATTTCAGCCCTCCCACGCCATGCCGGGGTGGCGCCACGCAGCCACCAGCCTCGGCACCCAGGTCTGCCCGTCGAGCCGGTGCTCGACCACGCGCCCGCCGGTGGCGGTGCCCAGCGCATGGACCACCCGCCCTGGGCCGCTGACGATGCCAAGATGCGCCCAGTCTGGCCCGCGGAAGAGCGCGATCACCCCGGCGCGCAGGTCCTCGCGCGCGACCGCCACGAAGCCCTGTGCCCGCGCCGTGCCGATCAGCCGCCGCCAGTCCGGCCGGCGGCCATAGGCGGTGTCGTCGGCGACCGGCAGCCCCGCCTCCTCGAGCGCGCGCACCACCAGTCCGACACAATCGACGCCCAGCCGCGAGCGCCCCTGGTGGCGGAACGGCACCCCGAGCCAGCGGCGCGCAGCCGCGACCACCGCCGCCGCCGGCACAGGGTCACAGGTCGCGTTTCGGCACATACGGGAACCCGTTGAAATTGAGCCAGTTCGAGAAGGCGATGCAGGCCGCATGGCTGCGGTCGCAGCCGCGCTCGATGGTGAAGGTGTCATTGACCGCGATCGGCTCGATCGGCGCCCGGTAGAGGGTGATCTTGCCCGCCCCGTCATCGGCGGCCACCGCCGACTGGACGCTCTTGCCGGCATTGGCGCCACCGGTCCACACCACGCGGCCGCGCTCGAAGAACTTCGCTTCGACCGAGATGCCCGTGGCGGTGAACTGGCGATCGGCGAGCACCGCGCTCACCGTGCCGCTCCACGACAGCGCCCGCTCGGCCTTCCAGGTCACCGTGCCGTCGGTGACGGTGGCGCCCTCGGTGATCGGCCAGGCCGGCTCGCTCGCCCCCGACGTGCCCGCCACCGTGCAGCGGTACCACCAGCCATTGGCCGTCGTCGGCTTGACGCGGCTGCCGACCAGCCGGTCGCCGTCTTCGGTGGCCGTGTAGGCGGTGGAGGCCTGCCAGGAGGGCGGCGCGAGGTCGACCCCGCAGGCGGTGTTCGGCGTGCGCTCGCTGGCGGCGGTCGAGCCGAAGGACTTGCGGCACATGGCGCCGATGGTCTGGGCGATGGGCCTCTGCATCAGCGCCGCGATCGAGCGCAGCTCGAAGACGAACTCGTCGCCCGAGCTGCGCACCTCGCCCACCGTGCCGGCGAAATAGATGTTCTGGCCGCCCGACGGGTTTTCCCAGTCGAGCTCGAACAGCACCACCGAGGCGCCGTCGAAGCGCCCGCCATGGGCGTCCTCGGGGACGATGCGCGCGTCGTCGACGGCGCCGATGATCTCGATGTTGTCGACCGCCAGGTCACCGCCCACGCGCCCGGCCGACAGCGACACCCCGTCCGACGGCGAATAGGTGATGGTGCCCTTGCCATCGCCCAGATCGACGCTCAGCGACCGGTCGTGCTCGGTCAGGGCGATGGTCAGCCCGTCGCGGGTGACGATGCGCACACAGCGCGCCCAGGTCGTCGAACCGGTCGCCGCCTGCGCCTGCATGTTGGCCGGCAGGCTCATTCGTCGACCTCGATCAGCGTCACGTCGGGAAAGCTGGCCAGCTCGTCGTGCAGGAACTCGCTCGCCAGCTCCTCGCTCTCGTAGCGCACGGGAACGTGGAACTGGTATCCGGCGGTGATCGCCACCCCGCTGCCCGGCGCGGTGGTGAAGGTCACCTTGCCCGTCAGCCGGTCGACCGACCAGCCGCTGGTCTGCTCGGTGCCGTCGAAGGCGATCCTCACCGACGCGGTGATCGGCTTGGTGATGTTGCGGGTGAAGGACTTCGGGCCGGCGCTCTCGTAGATCTTGACGAGCTGGAACACGGTGGTGCTGCCGTCGCCGGTGCCGATCGCCTGGTCGGTCGGGCCCGGTGTCTGATCGAGCCGGCTGCTCTGCCAGTCGGCGAAGTCCTTGAAGGGAAAGCTGTAGAGCGGGCCGCGGCGGCCTTCCCAGTGCTCGATCAGCGCCGCGATCGCCGCCGGATCATCGGGCGGCACGGCGATGATGTAGACCCGCCGCCCGTTGGCCCAGGCCGAGTTGCGGTGTTCCTTGCCCGAGCGCCCGGTGACGATGTCCGTCTCGCGGCGGATCACCCCGCGCGCCCCGAGCGCGACATTGGCGGGAAAGAGAACGTCGTGGAAGGCCATCTCAGACGTAGCCCCGCTCGGCCCGCATCACCTGCCGCGCCACCTCGCGCGCCACCGAACCGGCCGCCTCGCGCACCCCGCGGGCGTCGCGGGCGTTGACGGTGACGTTGATCACCGGCGCCGCCGCCGGTGCGCCGGGCGGTTCCACCGTCACCCGCTCGCCACGGCTGGCACGGAAGGCGACGACATTGTTGTCGATGCCACCCACGCCCCCGACCGTGAAGCTCCCGCCATGGGCGAAGCCGGGCAGGATCGAGGAGAGCGCCGAGCCCAGGCCGGAGAGAATCCCGGAGAACAGCCCGCCGAGGCCGCCACCGCCGCCGGTGCCGCCGGCTGCCTTCGAGAACAGCCCCGTCAGCGCATCCTCGATCTGCGAGAACGCGCCATCGATCAGCTGATCGGCCAGCCGATCAGCCAGACCGAGGATGTTTTCCTTGAACGAGCGGAAACTGAGCTCGCCCGTCCGCAGAGCCTCGCGGAGCGGATCTGTAATCGCCCCGGCAAGGTCGCGGAACACCGATGACGTCTCTGCGCCCAAATCCTCTACAGCCGCCCCGACACCGTCGCCCATGCGCGAAAATTCGTCGACGATCGCATCGACCATGTCGGGCACGAGAGAGCCGAATACGAGATACTCGGCGAGCCCGTCCCATTTCTCCGCGACCCAATCGAGCGCGGACCCGATCTTTTCCTTGATCCAGCCGAACCCCGATCCGATCACGTCCTTGATCGCGCTCATGAAGCGACCGACAGCCTCGAACATCCGCGCATGAAAATCCTCGAAGTTGCGGACCAGTTCCTCACCGAAAACGGCGACGAACATGCCGCGGATGGCCAGAACCCCGCCCTTCAGCGCGTCCCAGACGTCGCCCATTCTGTCTACGAGCCACGTCTTCGTCTGCGCGACGATGTCCGAGAGCGGCTGCGAGACGAAATCCCGCGCGGCTACAAAGGCAGCCTTGATGTCGTCCCAGAAGTACCAGACAGCAAAGCCGACAGCGGCAATGGCGCCGATAACGAGTAACAACGGCGCTGAAAGACCGGCTACGGCGGCACCGAAGACGATCAGCCCCTTCAGCGAAACAGCCGCGAGCGGAGCGAGCGCGCCGAGACCGGTGGCGAACATGCCGAGGCCGAAGATGACCGGCCCGAGCACTACCGCGAGACCGCCCACGATCGTTCCCCATTTGAGCAGCCGCGGGTTTGTCTCGGCAAGTCCGCGCACGAGCTCTGTCAGCCCTTGGACGAATTCCGTGGCCCATTGCAGCAGCCCGGCATCGGCGATTGTGATTGCCAGCCCTTCGATTGCCGAGGTCATCTTCTTCAGCTCGCCGAAGAACCCTTCCAGCCGCGCCTCGGCCATCTCCGTCGCCGAGACATCGGCGAGCTCGGCCTTGAGCTTCCGTATCCCCTCGGCCCCCTCTTCGGCCAGCCGCAGGGCCGTGCGGATCGTCCGCTGCCCGAACAGGGTTCCCAGCGCCGCGGTGCGCTGTTCCTCGGTAAGTCCCGCCATGGCCTGTCTCAGCTGCTCGGCGATCTCCTCGAGGCCCTTCATCCTGCCGCCGGCGTCGAAGAATTCGAGCCCGAGCTCGTTCATCACCGCCGTTGCTTTCTCACCCTGCGGCACCAAGCGCAGCAGGAAGCCCTTGAAGCTCGTCCCAGCTTCGGCGCCGCTGGCGAACGAGCTCGCCGTCGCCGCAAGGGCCGCATTCATGTCCTCGAGGCTCATGCCCAGCGGACCAGCCGCGCCGGCGGCCTGGCCGACTGCCAGCGCATAGTCCTCCCAGCCGAGCTTGGAGTTGGCCAGCGTCCCCGCGACGTTATCGACGACACCACCGAGGTCACCGGCCGCCAGGCCGAAATTGACCATCAGATCAGTGACAACATCCGCGGCCGAGGCCAGATCGCCGCCCGACGCCGCCGCAAGGCGCAGTGTCGCATCCGCCGCCCCATCGAGAATCTGTGTCGCATTCAGCCCGTTACGGGCAAGCATTTCGATACCGTCCGCGGCCTCAGAGGCGGAAAACTGAGTCGCGATCCCGAGGCCGGCAGCGAGATCGCGCAGCCGCTCGAATTCCTCCGCGGTCGGCGCCATGACCGCGCGGACACGGTTCATGCCTGCCTCGAATTCGCCGGCCGATTTCAGCATCAGCGTGCCGATACCGGCCAGCGGCGCGCCCATTTTCGCGGAAATCTCGCGTCCCGTGCGCTTCATCCGGTTACCGAAGCGCCGCATTCGCCGCTGGACATTCGCGATGCCCTTCTGGAACGCAGCGGTGTCGAGCGCGAGATTCACGTAGAGCTGCGCAAGCATCCCTCGGGTGGCCATCAGTGCATCCTCTCGTCGCGCCGCTTCTGGACCTCGGTCCACGCCATCACCGCCGCCTCCATCTCATCAGCCGACTGCGCCCGGACCGGGCCCTGGACGAGCAGACGCCGGAGCGGCGGTATCGTTTTTGCCCGGCCGAGCGCGGCGACGTGCCACACGGCCCAGGCGCGGGCGTTGTGCTCGTTGCGGATGCGGACGGCAGCGCCGTCCATGACTGAGGTGATCTCGCGCAACGTCAACGACCAGAAATTGGCCGGGTCCTGCCCGGCCTCGACCCAGGCGGCGAGCATGACCAGCGGTTCTAGCCCGCCGCCTTCCGAGGGCGGCCGCGAGCGCGCCCCTCGCTCGCAGGGAACGCCGCCGTGAAAGCCCGCTCGATCGCACGTGTCACCGCCGCCATGCCAGCATCGTCCATGATCCGGCCGGCCTCTGCCTCGGTGAGATCGGGCTGCCGGTCGATCAGCCCGGCCCACAGAACCGCGCGCAGGTGCCGCATACTGATTCCATCCGCACCCTCGAACAGCGCCGCGATGCGGGCGATCGGCATCTCGAGCCGCTCCTCGAGAGCGCACAGGCTGTTGACCGTGTAACGCAGGACATGGAACGTGCCGTCTGCCGTCTCCAACGCCACTTCGCCGCGATGCGGGTTGGCCATCACGGCACCGTGTCGATGGTGTAGTCGCCGGTCAGCTTGAGCGTCAGCGTCCCCTGCATGACGCCGTCGACCACCAGCTCGTTGACCGACCACCCGGTCATGAGCGCCGCGAACGTCCAGCGCTTCGCACCCGTGCCGCCGGGCGGCAGCACGATGCGGCAGTTCTTCGCCGCGGTGGCCGAGCGGAAGCCCTGGATGATCGTGTCGGTGGCGTCCCCGGGCACGTAGTTGATGACCACCTCGGTCTCGCCCGGGTCGGTCAGTCCGCGAACGTATTCGCGAGTCCTGTTCGGGCTCGTCAGATGGGTGGCCTCGATGAGCTCCGTGGTGTCTGGCGGCGGTGTGATGCTGACCACCTCGCCCAGTGCCGTGAAGACTTCCGGGCTGGCGCCGTCACCCACCTCGAAGGTCGCATTGTAGCCGATTTTCGCGCTGGTCATCTCTCTCTCTCTCCTCACTCGCGATAGTGGACGATCAGATCGGCCGAGGCGCGCCACAGCCGGCTGGCCCCGCCCGCATCCTCGCCCGGCAGATCGTTCTCGCCCTCGACGAAGACGCCGAGGATGGTCGTCGTTCCATAGCTTCCCTTCTGCCGGTCGACGGCGGCGAGCGCGGCGCGCAGGGTCGTCCTGGCGCTGGTGTAGCTCTCCGCCCAGACATCGAGCTGGACGCGCCCCTCGATGACGTGCGTGCGGCCGTCGATGGTGCGCGGGCGCACCGCACCGATCCGTTGCAGCACGAGATAGGGCCGCTCGACGCCGGCCGGCGCCCTGACCCAGTAGCGCCGCCCGCCGGCCACGCCAGCCAGCAGCGAGGTCAGAAATTCCTCCATCAGCCACCCGCCGCCTTCGCTGCCGCCCGGGCGCGGCGCTTCGCCAGCCGCGCCGCCGTCTTCTCGATCTCGCCGCCGAGGTCGCGCCGGACGATGACCAGCGCGCGCTTCGCCTTGCTGTCGAAGGCCGGGCGCATGAACGGCCGGGCCGGCTGATTCTCGGTGCCGAACTCCTGCCACATCGCGTATCGGACCCGCGCCAGCGGCCCGATGAAAACCTCGGCGAAGGGCGCCGCACCCTGCGCCGCGCGCAGCGCGGCGCGGGCTTCGGCACGCGTCGCCCCACCCTTCATCGCCGCATGGAACGCGCGCTTGCCGGGATCGTGCCCCTTCGGCTTCTTCGTGTAGACGGCAATCGACAGCTTCAGGTTGCCGGTGTCGACCGGCGCCCGCGACTGCGCATCGTCGGCGATCACCTGCCCGGCCTTCTTGAGCACCCGCTTCGACGCGGCCCGCGCGGTGCGCTTTCCGAGCGCCGCGAGCTTCGCGTCGAGCTCCTTGAGCCCCCGCACCGATACCTTCACAGCATCGCTCACACTGCTCTCCTCACCGCTCTGATCCACAGGAACCGCCGCCGCCCGTCGCGCGTCTCGCTGACCTCGGTGATGTTCCAGATCGCACCGTCATGGTTGATCCGGTCATCCGGCGTGACCGTCCGCGTCACGGATGTCGAGCGCACCCGGAAGCGCGCCATGAGCGCCGCGCCGCGCTCACCCGCGGCATCCTTTTCCTGCGCCGTGACATCCTCGCGGGCGGCCCAGATCGTCGTCAGCGCCGCCCATGTCTGCACCGGCTCGTTGAACTCGTTCGCCGCCACCGTCGCCCGCTCGATGGTGATGCGCCGGTCGAGCCTGCCCGCACCGATCATGCAGCCGCTCCGGTCACCGGCGTCACCCGGTGCTGCTGCACCAGCCGCCGTGCCGCCACCATGACCTCGGCGCGATCCTCGCGGTTCTCGTACCAGTCGCCGACGATCAGCCGGATCGCCTGCTTGAGCGCGCCGGGCACATCCGCCGCGGCATCGCCATAGCCGACCGTGCAGGTGATGGTGACCGGCAGATCCCACGCCCGCACGGACGGCCAGCTCTTGCCGTAGCCAAGCCCCAGCGCGCCCGGCACCCGGTCGGTGTCGATCACGTATTCCCCCGCGGCCCAGGTCTGCGTCACGCCGTCCGTATCGACGTACTGGACCTGAGAGACCGACTGGAGCGTACCGCCTGGCAGCTCCACGATCTGCTCCGCAGCGGCGGGAAATCCGCTCATCCGGAACGTCCAGCTCTGCGTCATCAGGGCCCGGTTGGCCATCCGTTCGACCAGCTCCCGCGCGTCGGCGATCAGCTGCGTGATCAGGCTGTCGTCGTCGCTCACCTCGACGCGCAGATGGTCCTTCATCTCGCTCAGCGTCACCGGCTCCGCGGTCGGCTTGCCGCGCCCGATCGACCAGCGGGCCGGCCGCCAGACCGCGCTCAGAGGATAGACGGTCATGCCACCTCCAGCTCCCATGGCCGCGGCTGGCCGTGGAAGGCGATCACCCGCGCGCCCGCCGGCACGCCGCCGGCGCAATGCTTCTTGAAGCTCACCACCGCGCCCGGCAGGATCTCCTGCCAGCAGACCCATCCATCCGCATGGCGCTCGACGAACCCCTGATCACCCCACCACCGCGGCGTCTCGTTTGCCGCCATGTGCCCGGCGGGGTCTTCGCCGAAACGCCGCGCCAGCCAGGCCAGGTCGCCTCGCCAGGCCATCACGCCGGTGCCGATCTCCCGCTGGCCCGGGTTGAAGTCGCGCAACACGACGAGATCATGCGCAGAAGCGGCGGCGAGGAGCGGCGACAAATCGCCCGTGATCGTCGTGTCGAGGTCCAGATAGAGCACCGGGCCAGAAACGCTGAAGGCCTCGATCTTCGCCCACCAGCCCGGCCAGTCATGCGACAGTGGACGGTATCCCGGCACCGATCGATCATCGCTCAGGCAGACGAATTCGCTCTCCGGCGCATGCTCCCGGCACTGCGCAAACAGTCGCCGGACATGCTCCGGGCCGAAGTCGCCACCCGAGCGCAGCACCGTCACGATGCGGGTGTGCACAGCAGGTTTCTCCCGTCCGCATTCCGCACCACATAGCCGCCGGCGCGCATCAGCCAGGCGCGCAGCCGCTGCTCGGCCGCCTCGGTGTTGGCCTCGAGCACGAGCGCCGGCCGCCAGCGCTCGATCGTCATGCGGGCGCCTTCCAGCACCGCGTATTCATGCCCCTCGACATCGACCTTGATCAGCGCCACCGGACGGTCGGCGACATCGTCCAGGTCCTCGTCGAGGCTCACCGTCTCGACCTCCTCGCTCGCCGGGCCGGCGCAGCCGGGCGCCTCGATCGACCCGCCCGAGGTCAGCGGCACGCGCGGGTTGTGCCAGAAGGTCGCCCGCCCGCGGCGATCGGACACCGCGCACTGGCGCGCCTCGATGCGCAGATCGTTGAGCGCCGCATTGGCCATCAGCCTCGCGAACACGCGCGGGTTGGGCTCGTAGGCGCGCACGCTCTGCCCGGCCGCCGCCAGCGGCAGCGTGTACCAGCCCGTGCCGGCGCCGATGTCGAGGACGAGACCGGGCCGCGCGGCCGCCTCACCGAACACGAACCGTGCCGTCTCGGGCTCGAATTCCTCCCCCGTTCGGCGGCAGAAGCCGACGATCATGTCGTCGGCGGCGAGGAAGCGGACGCCGTTGGCCACGAACAGATCGCTCACGCCAGCGCCTCCTCGATCGACATGCGCGGCCACGCCTTGAGCGCCGTGCGGCGGCTCGCGTTCACCGCCTCGACGCCCCGAGCGACGAGCTCGACGATCGCCGCATCTAGAAGCCGCGCGCAATTGCGCAGCATCCGTGCATCTGGGTTGTTGAGGCGGTCGTGCCGGCCATGCCAGTGCACCCCTTCATCGAGCGCCATGTCGAACCCCGTCAGCACGATGCGCCGCGCCCCGCAGATCGCGGCCAGATTGACCACCTGAAACCCGGAATTGCCGCCCGCGCCGAGCCGCTCGCCATCCCACTGCATCTCGTTCGTCCTGGCACTCACCCCGCAGGGGATGCATCCTGGATATTCGCCCGTGCCGATGAAGCGCAGACCGGCAAATTCCCCCGCGCTCGGTCCGCGCAGCTCCCACCAGCGCCGATCGCAGGCATAGAGGGCATCCGCCCATGGCGCGAGCCGCCAGGTCTCGTTGATCACGACGACGACGGCGCGTCCCCGGCATGCTTCGAGGTCCTCGCGCCGCTGCGACGGCCCGCTCGCCGCGACGACGACGACTGCCCCCTGCCAGTCCGGCCAGTCGTCTCTTTTTTTTTCGCCCGCGTGGCCTTGTTCTCGGGCGCGCCGGCCAGCATCTTCGCCATGCCGCCACGCACCGCGGCCGCCGCCAGCTCGCCTTCGATGACGTCGCCCTCCTGCCACTGGCGCGGATAGACCTCGCCGTCGCGGACACCCTTGAAGGGCGCGATGACCTCGGCCTTCATCATTTCGTCAACCTCCACCGGGCGGGCCCGAAGGCCCGCCCTTGTCCGCGCGTCACGGTCAGCTGGTCGCGCACTTGATCAGCTTGATCGCCTGGTCGTTGCGGACGATGCCACCGACCCGCCGCCGCACGTAGAACTTGACGCTCCCCGGCGAGGTGATGTTGTCGTCGGTGGTGATCCGCAGCATCGTGCGCTCGACCGCCAGATAGCCCTCGCGGAAGTTCCCGAACGCCACCGGGAACGCATTCGCCCCCACATCGGGCATGTGATCCATCTCGACGATCGGGTAGCCGAACAGCATCGTCCCCTCGCCGATCTCGATGCCCGGACGCATCAGGTAGTCGCCATCGACGTCCTTGAACTTCCGGATCACGCCCTTGGTGGTCGTGTTCATCAGCCACACCGCGCCCTCGCGCCACTGCGGACGCATGGCATGGATGGTGTCGATGAACACGTCGCCGGGATCGCCGGGAGGCGAGCCGGTGCGGTCGTTGACGAAGCCGTTGGCATCCCCCGTCGGCACGTATTCGAGGGTCTGGAACGCGCGGGCCGGGCTGTCGAAGTCACCCGTCGCCACCGGCGTGCCGTTGAGGAAGCCGGTCGGCTTGTTGGTGCCGTCGCCCGAGATCCACGCTTCCCCCTCGCGACGCGAGAATTCCCGCGTCACCTGGTTGATCAGCCACCGTTCGAGGTCGAAGAACGAATCGTCGAGGATGTGCTCGTAGATCTGGGGGTAGGCATAGACCTCGCCGAAGGTCGGCACCACCGGCTTGATCGCAGGGGTCGCCGTCGCCGACCGCGTGTCCGTCTCACCGACCCAGCCCGACGTCTCGCCGTTGACGTCGACGAGCTCCTTGTAGTCCGAGGTGCCCACGGTGATCACGTCGAGCACACGGCGCATCGGCGATTCCTTCTGCAACTGCTCGTAGATGCGATTGCCGATCACCTGCGGAATCGCATCCCCGGCCGAGCTGGTCGCGCTCGAAATCGCCTTCGCCTCGACCGCCGCCTGCATCAGCTTCGCCTTGCGCTCGTGGTCCTGCGGCTTGCGCAGCCATTCCAGAAACGCCTCGGCATGGGCCTTCTGCGCCGGCGTCTGCCGACCGGGGCCACCGTCTCCACCGATGGCCGGGCGATCGAGCTTGATCTCCAGCGCCTCGAGCCGCGCCTTCGTGGCCTCGAGCTCGGACAGCCGAGTCTCGAGCTTTTCCAGCTTCTCCGCCGTCAGCGGATCGGCTGCGCCCTTCTCGCGGATCTCCCTGATCTCCAGGTCATGGGCCGCCTTGAACTCTTCGAAGGCGGTGCCGAGCTGGTCGATCACCTCCTTCACTTCCATGATGTTCTCCGGCATCATCCGTCTCCATTGTCACGGGGCTATTGCGTCAGCGTCGTCAGCAGCCGCCGCAGCCCGGCCTCTGCAAGTGCCGCCTCCCGGATCCGCGCAGCGTCCCGCTGCGCTCCGAGTTCCATGCAGCGCGAGACCAGCGACTTCGCCTCGCGTGCCGAGAGCCCCGCATCCCGCAGAGCCCGCTCGATATCCCTCTCCGTCATCGCCGGCAGTTCCTTGACCGCGATGACCCGCGCCTCGTCATTCATCGGGAATGTGACCAGGGAAACCTCGAAGAGCTCCGCCTTCTCGATCACCCGCAGGTCCTTCTCCCGATCGAGGCGATGACTCTTCGTCCTGTAGCCGATCGACAGTCCCGAGATCGCCCTGGCCTTCAGGAACGCCAGCGCATCCCGCCCCGCCTCGGTGTCGGTCAGCAGCTGCCCCGCCACCCGCAGGCCCCGATCATCCTCGCGGACCTCGTCCCAGACTCCGACCGGACGTCCCGGATCATGCTGCCAGAGCATCGGCAGCGGGCGATCCTTGGTTTCGAGCTCGGCGAGACTGTCCGAAAAGGCGCCGGCGGCGATCACGTCGCCACCGTGATCGGCGATTTCGTAGACCGCGCCGTATCCCTCGACGCGGCCGCTCTCGCCATCGGCCTTGAGTTCGAAAGCGATCTCAGTCCGCCGCATCTTTCGCATCTCTGTTCTCCCCGTCGATGCCGGCCATGCCCTTGCGGATGGCCAGCCACATCTCGTCGAGCCCGTCGATCGGCGGCAGTCCTTCCAGGCGCCGCGCCTCGTTCGGCATCATCACCAGCGTGTCCATCAGCTCGCGGTAGAACTGCGCCCGTTCCGCGGTGCTCGCCTTCTCCATCGCCGCGGTGTCGAAGCGCGCGAAGAGCGGCCCGCGGGCGGTGTCCAGAATGTCCCTGTCGATGGTCTGCTCCCAGGCCATCAGCCATGGCCTGAGAGTGTGCTGCAGATGCCATCGCATCATCGCCTCGACCGAGGCGAAGGCCTGCGTCTTGTCGTCGATGCCGAGCACCGCCGGCACCACGTTGAAGGCCGCGCAGATCTCGATCATCTGGTGCTTGCGTGTCTCGATCAGCTGCGCATCATCGAAGTTCTGCGCGACGGAGTGAAACTGGATGCCGGCATCGAGTACCGGCGAGCGATACTGGTTCTCGCTCGTCGTCGCTGCACGCAGCTCGCGTTCGAGGCGGTCGATGGTCTCACCATCGAGCATGTTGTCGGTCGACCAGTAGCCCGCGAGGCGCGCCCCGTTGCGGAAGGCGTTCGCCTGTGTCCCCGACGCTGCGCTCGCCAGAGCGATGCTGTCGCGGGCATTGGAAACCCGGTCGAGACCCCGCACCCCGTTCCAGGTGAACCCGCGCAGGTGAAAGATCCGCTCCCGCGGGAAGATGCCGGTCCAGCGCCCGTCATAGGCGTTGACGTCGTAGACGATCGCGCCGTCCGCCCTGCGCGGCGTGCACTCGCTGGCCATCAACGGCCAGATTTCCCGCACCCGCCCCTCGCCATCGAAAACCTTGTAGGCATAGGCATCGCCGCGCAGGACGGCCTGAGCGGTCATCATCTGCCGAAACTCGAAGGCCGTCTGCCACTCGTTCGGACGCCTGAACAGCAATTCGTATTCCGGCGCCTCGACGGCCGGCGCCTCCTCGTCGCCGCGCCGCCTCTTCACATGCAGCGGCATCGCCGCGACATCGTTGGCGATCAGTGACACGCAGGCGAACACCGTGTTCACCTGCAGCGCGGTGGTCTCGTTTACGACCACGCCGGCGACGGTCGCGCCGCCGCCACCCAGGCGGGACAGGATTTCGTTTATGTCCGCCTTTCGACCCGGCGGTTGCAGGCGCCGGCGCATCCATCTCAGCAGCCCCATCACCGTGCCCTCAGACCGTTACCAGCGGACGATTTGCGAGATACGAGCTCGTGCGGGCCGCTTCCGGGGCGCGGCTCATGAGCACGAAGGCATTGAATGCCGCCACCAGCGGGTCGATCTTCGCCTTGCCTGCCGCCGCCTTGGTGATCGCCACCGCGTTGCCCCTCTGCTCGACCTTCGCATTGCCAACGCACCATGCCATCAACGGCTGCCCGCCATGACGGAGCGTGCCATCCTTGAGCTTGCGCTCCATGCCCCAGACCGCCGACGAGAGGCGGTATCCCTGCGGCACCGAGCACACCGGTCCACCATTCTGCTCGGTCTCGATACCGCGCTCTGCCAGGGAATCGACGAGCGCTCCGACTCCCATCGGATCGAGGCCGACGCCATAGCGCTCGGGCAACAGACCGGCGCCATGCAGACGCTCGACGATCGACGCCACCTCCTCGAGGTCCTCGGTCGGCGAGCGGCAGACGACGAGATCACCGCCGCGCACGAAATCCATCAGCCGCTCGGCGATCTGCTTGCGCTTGTCGAGCACATCGTCCTGTGCCCATGCCCGCGTCCACAGCAGCCACTGCCGCGTCTGACGGTCACGGCCGATGACCGCGAGGCCGAGCAGGTCATCGAGGCCGCCGCCGTCGATGCCCACCGTCGCCACATCCGAGCGTTCGATCAGCTGTTCGAGCGTCAGCCCGTCCTCGAGGGCCGCGCCTGCCCAGTAGTCGGTCCCGCGCCAGCGGTCTGAATGCAGGGCGATGCCGATCTCGATATTCAGATGCTGGGACGCCCAGCGACGCCATTCGCCGCGCCCCTTTTCCCGTGCCTCCTCGGCATCCGCCTTGAGCCTGTCGAGGCTGATCGACAGCCCGAGATTGGGCAGCACCATCGGCCACATCGCCGGGTCGGCCCAGGGCTCTGTCGGATCGGCCTGCATCTCCTGCGGGAACTCG